CCTACTAATATTGCTGAAGCGTTTGCTTATAGAAAAGCTGCAATCTTTCCTACTTCTTTAGTTAGTCATCAGATAAAAGCTATTGAAGAGAATGAGTATCCTATTGAGTATTTAGATCTTGAAAGAGATGGGGATGGTAAAGTGACAGCTAAGAAGACTAAACGTATTCCTATTACTGAGTTTCCTATTTCTAAAAAGACTGAAGATAAGAGAGGTGCTATCTGTGTTTATGAACGTCCTACAGATAATGCAGAGTTTGGAACCTACTACGCAAGTATTGACCCCGTAGGTGAAGGTAAGACAACCACCTCAGACTCCCTCTGTAGCATTATTGTATATAAGAACCCAGTGGAGGTTACCAGACAGACAGAAAATGGCGTAGAGAGCTTTATAGAGCGTGATAAGGTTGTAGCTACTTGGTGTGGTAGATATGATGATCTTAACAGAACACATGAAGAACTAGAGAATATCATTGAGTGGTATAAGGCATGGACTATTGTAGAGAATAACATATCTTTATTTATTCAATACATGATCTCTAAAAGAAAGCAGAAGTACCTTGTACCTAAAAACCAGATACTCTTTTTGAAAGATATAGGTAGTAACAAGTCTGTATATGCAGAGTATGGTTGGAAGAATACTGGAACATTGTTTAAGAATCACATGATATCTTACGCCATACAGTTTTTGAAAGAAGAGTTAGATGTAGAGTTAGATGATAACGGAACACCTAAATCTGTAACATATGGTGTTAGTAGAATACCAGATAAGATGTTGTTAAAAGAGATGATGGCATACTATCCAGGACTTAACGTGGATAGACTGGTTTCTTTTGCAGCTTTAGTATCTTTTGCAAAGGTTCAACAATCTAATAGAGGATACTCTAAAAGGGTTGAGAAACAGCAAGAAAACTTGCATAAGACAGATAATTTGTATAAATTAAATATGAGTCCCTTTAGACATGTAGGAGGCTCAAAAACAAAAGGATCTAGGCCGCGTCCAAGAAATCCTTTTAAAAACTATCGTTGATGTTTGATAATATTACGATCACAGCAGAAGCAGACAGTATTTCATATTCCTACTATGATATTATAGATGATAGGATATATGAGGAAACTTATATTTTAAGTGATCATACCACATATAGTGTAGCAATATGAGAGTATTAAATGCAATGGACCTCAAGTCAGGTCAAAAAGCAGAACATAATAAACTGGGTACTTTAACCCAGCCTATACAGTTCTTACCTAGAAATAAGAAGGATGAGGAGTGGGCTGCTTGGAATATGGACTGGTATGAGTTTGAGGGTGTCAAGCAGGTTAAAAGAAATGCTAGACGTTTGCTTAAGAACTACAAGCTTGCTAAAGGTATTATTGACAAGACTGACTATATTGTAGAAGAAGATAATGAATATGCAGATTTAGTAGATCAGCTTACTACTGAAGATGAAACTGCATTAGAGATTAAGTTCTATCCTATTATCCCTAACGTTATTAACGTTTTAGTGGGAGAGTTTGCTAAGAAGTATTCAAGAGTTTCTTTCCGTGCAGTAGATGATGTTTCATACAATGAGATGTATGAGATGAAAAGATCTATGATTGAAGAGACTTTGTTAGCTGAAGCTGAAATGGAAATGGCTAATATGCTTATGGCACAGGGTATGGACCCACAGTCAGAAGAAATGCAGCAAGCTCTTAACAGAGATAATCTTAAAAGTCTTCCTGAAATAGAAGACTTCTTTCGTAAAGATTATAGATCTCTTGTAGAAGAATGGGCTAATCACCAGCTACGTGTTGATGATGAGCGTTTTAAAATGCAAGAGTTAGAAGAACGTGCTTTCCGTGATATGCTTATTACAGATAGAGAGTTCTGGCACTTTAAGATGAATGAAGATGATTATGATTTAGAATTGTGGAATCCAGTTCTTACGTTCTATCATAAGTCTCCTGATGTACGTTACATATCTCAAGGTAACTACGTTGGTAAGTTTGACATGATGAGTGTTGCTGATGCTATTGACAAGTATGGATACTTAATGACTGAAGATCAAATGAAAGATCTTGAGAACATTTATCCAAGCAGAGCAGCAGCTTATCCTATTGGTGGTTTACAGAATGACGGTTCATTCTATGATGCTACTAAATCACCAGAGTGGAATAGTATAGAGAATGGATCTTTAGGATACCGTCAGTTTATTTCTACTTATGGTGGTCCTGTAGGAAATGGTGATACTATCAGTGATATATTAAGTCACTCAGAAGATTTCTTAGATCAAGGTAACAAGAACTTACTAAGAGTATCTACTATTTACTGGAAGTCTCAAAGACGTGTTGGTCACTTAACTAAGATCTTTGAAGATGGTAGAATAATGCAAGATATTGTAGATGAGTCGTTTAAGGTTACTGAAAAGCCTTTATACAATACTACAATTAGAAAGCAAAAGACTAAAGATACTCTTATCTATGGTGAACACGTAGATTGGATTTGGATTAATGAAACTTGGGGTGGTGTAAAAATTAGTCCTAATAATCCTGCATACTGGGGTCAGAAACCTAATGGAGCATTTGATCCTATTTATTTAGGTATCAATCAGAATGAAATAGGTAGATTACAATTCCAGTTTAAAGGAGACAATACTATTTATGGTTGTAAGCTTCCTGTAGAAGGTGCTGTATTCTCTGATAGAAATACACGTTCTGTATCTCTTGTAGATTTAATGAAGCCTTACCAGATTGGTTATAACATTGTAAATAATCAGATATCAGATATCCTAGTAGATGAACTAGGTACTGTAATCATGCTTGACCAGAATGCTATCCCACGTCACTCACTAGGGGAAGACTGGGGTAAGAACAACTTGGCTAAAGCATATGTAGCAATGAAGGATTTCCAAATGCTTCCTCTTGATACATCTATTACTAATACAGAGAATGCTCTTAACTTCCAACACTATCAGGTACTAAACCTTGAGCAGACTAATCGTTTGATGGGTAGAACACAGTTGGCTAATTACTTTAAGAATCAAGCATTTGAATCTATTGGTATTAATGCACAAAGACTAGGAGGTCCTGTATCTCAAGAAACTGCTACTGGTGTAACAGCTTCTATGAATCAGTCTTATGCCCAAACAGAGACATACTTTATTCAGCATTGTGATAACTTAATGCCTAGAGTACATCAAATGCGTACAGACTTAGCACAATACTATCATAGTACTAAACCATCTGTAAGACTTTCGTACATAACATCTGAAGATGAGAAAGTTAACTTTGAAATGAATGGTACTGATTTATTGTTAAGAGACTTAAATGTTTTTGCTACAACTAAAACAAATCACAGACAAACCTTAGAACAGCTTAAGCAACTTGCAATGACTAATAATACAGCAGGTGCAAGTATCTATGACTTAGGTAATGTTCTGAAAGCAGATAATATTGCAGAGGTAAGCCACATCTTAAAAGAGTCTGAAGAAAAGCAGCGTAAGATGAAGGAAGCTGAAATGCAACAAATGCAGCAAATGAAAGAAGCTGAAATTCAAGCAAATCAGCAAGAAGCTCAGATGAAGATGCAGTTTGAAGCAGAAGAAAATCAAAAAGATCGTGAGAACAGAATTGTTCAAGCTGAGATTAGATCTGCTGGTTATGGTGCAATGCAGGATATTAATCAGAACCAAGTCTCTGATTATCAAGATGCTCTAAAAGACATTAGAGAAACTGATAAGTACAGAGAACAGATGAATGTTAAACGTGAAGATCGTTTAGCTAAGACTGCAATGCATAAAGACACCTTACAACTTAAGAAGGAGGAGCTTCAAACTAAGCGTGAAATTGCAGACAAACAATTGCAAATAGCTAGAGAAAACAAGAATAAATACGATGTTAAAGAATAAGCTATAAAAGTATAGCCTTATACTGAGATATTTGTTTTATTAAAACTATAGTTTTTGCAAATCTATAAGGTTTAAATAAAAGTCTTTCGTATATTAATAGTGAGATAAAACTCAAAACCAACAATTATGGCAGAACAAACAACCAACGCACAGGATCAAACTACTGTAGAACAAGTAGATATTGATCTAAGTGATATCTTTGATGCAGCTCCTGGAGGTGATTCAATGGTATCTAGAGAAGAAGATAAGAAGCCTAACATCTTTGCTAACTCAAATGATGTAGACTTATCCTTCTTAGATGAAGAAGATAGTTCTGAGGAATCAGAAGAAACAGAAGAACAAGAAGGTTCTGAAGATTCTAAAGAAACTAAAGAAGAAAATACTGAAGATTTGGATGATCTTCTTGAGCTTCCTGGTGATGAAGATGATGAGGAAGAAGAAGATAAACCAAAAAGAGGTAGAAAGAAAATAGAAGGTGTAACTGATGTATTCAGTAAGCTGATTGATGATGAGTTAATTATCCCATTTGATGATGATAAACCCATTGAAGAGTATTCAGCTAAAGACTTTCAAGAGCTTATTCAAGCTAATATTGAAGAGCGTGAAAGACAGATACGTGAGCAAACACCTAGAGAGTTCTTTGAAACATTACCAGAGGAGTTACAATATGCTGCAAAGTATGTAATGG